CAGAGACAACCATGCAGTTTGTCGTTAAGACAGGCGAAGAGCGTGGGAACCCTAACTCTAACGATCAGGTCAAAGACTGGCTCTATTCGTTAGGTTGGAAACCACGGACATATAAATTCCTAAGAGATAAGGTGACAGGTGATGAACGACAAATCGAACAAGTCAGAAAGAACGGGGAGCTATGCGGAAGTGTCAAAGAGCTTGCAGAGGTTGACCAAGCTGTTGATCTTCTGGACGGTCTCACTGTCCTTACTCACCGTGCTGGTATTCTTAAGAGCTTCCTAGAGTGCCACAAGGATGGATGGCTAGAGGCTAGTGTTGCTGGCCTAACGAACACCTTTCGGTTCAAGCACTACCGACCACTGGTTAACCTACCGGGTGTAGACAAGCCATATGGTGATGTAATCCGTGGGTGTCTGGCGTGTCCTGACGGTTACACTCTGTCTGGTGCTGACATGACATCACTAGAGGATACAACCAAACGGCACTACATGAAACCACTAGACCCTGACTACGTTGAGCAGATGAGCCACGAAGGCTTTGACCCTCACTTAGACTTGGCTCTACACGCTGGTGTTATCACCCAAGGTGACATCGACAAGCATAATTCTGGAGAGCGTTCACTCAAAGCCCTCCGTAAGAATTACAAGGTGGTTAACTACAGTGCTACATACGGTGTAGGAGCGCCTAAGCTGGCCCGTGAGACAGGCATGAGTAAGTCTGAGGCCAAGACCCTGCTAGAAGCCTTCTGGTCTCGTAACTGGGCTATTGAGAAGGTGGCAAGCACGTTGCGTGTCCGCGAGTTGTTCAACGGCATGTGGCTTAAGAACCCTGTGTCTGGTTTTTGGCATAGCTTACGCAGCGACAAGGATCGTTTCAGTACGCTAAACCAAAGTACAGGGGTCTACTGCTTTGACAGTTGGGTTAAGGAATGTCGTGGCATGGGACTAGAGACTATCGGTCAGTTCCACGATGAGATTATCGTATTAACAAAGGAGGGGGACGAAGATAAGACAGAGAACATCATGCAGATGAGCATAAACAACGTAAATGATGCAATAAACCTTAACGTACCGCTAGGGACAGACGTACAATTTGGGAAGACTTATGCTGATATTCACTAATGTAAAATAAAAGTAAAAAATAGTGAATAAAATTCTCAAATATATCCCTATAGTATATTACCCAGTGCTGCAAACCAGCAGCTTAAACAGAGGAAGAGTAAGATGGCTAAACACACAATGAACATGGTTCTTGAGTACCCGAAGGTGTTTGAAGATAACCGAGACATGGGCGGAGAAGGAAATAACGCTGCAAAGAAAGCTGCAAGGCATAACGGGCAGTACGTTGTTAACGCATACTTCACCAGCGAAGAGCAGATAGAGGAACTGCTGGAAGCTGGGATGGACCCTAAACCAATGGGCAACGACCGAGTAAAGGAGGGCAATAGTTTTGGGATTGGTAAGTTCGTTAAGTTAACACGGATGCACGATCACAAGATGACATTCAGTGATAAGAACGGAAAGGAGACAGAGGTAGACTTTGGTGGAGCGCCAAAGGTAGTTAACCTCACTAACGGCACTGAGAACAAGGCTTGGTGGTCGCTAGAGGAAGACGGAGCGTTAGGTAACGGAACACGGGCTATGGTTCAGTTCGAGACCTACTCCAAGGGCGCTGGGCTACGGCTCATTGCTGTTGGTGTCACTGACCACGTTGCCTACGAAGGCGGTGGTTCAACCGAAGACGACGAACTATTTATGGTAGGATAAACATGCGAGTTAATATAGACTTTTATTACGACAAGGAAGAGGATGGCATCGAAGGTTCTTCAAGTGCATCACGAGATGGTGTCTTCGATCTCTACACAATGTCTCAGTTCCTAGCTGATGCTATGCGAGGCGCAGGTTACAGTTATGTAACTGACGTAGGGTTTGAGAAGGACGATGGTACAGTCACCTTTGGGGAGATGTAAGTGGGTAAGGGCAAAGTTTTAATCGACGGTGACATCATAGCCTATCGTGCAGCCTTTGCCACTCAAGACTTTACAGCTAAGGATGCGGAAGAGAAGGTTGATGATCTTATGGAGTATATCCTAGACAGTACCATTGACCTTCCCTTCCCACTCCCTACCGACTATCAGACGTACCTAACAGGAAAGACAAACTTTAGGTTTGAGATTGCTAAGTCCCACCCATACAAGGGAAATAGAGAATCCACAAAGAAACCTGAGTTTTTGGGTACGGCGAGGGAGCATATGATTAACAAGTATAATGCTCTCATCAGTGACAATGAGGAGGCTGACGATCTTATCGCAAAGGCAGCAGCGGAATTAGAGTACGATTGCACTGTCGCATCAGTCGATAAAGATATGTTGCAAATTCCTTGTTGGCACTTTAATTTTGTGAAGGGTGAGTGGACTAAGGTAGATGAGTGGTCTGGGACTAAGTTCTTCTACACTCAGATACTAACGGGTGACGCCGCAGACAACATCAAGGGGCTATATGGTATTGGCCCTAAGAAAGCAGATAAAATCCTTACTGATTGCAATACGGAAGACGACCTCTGGGAAGCATGTGTCAAGGCTTACGATGGAGACACAGAGAGGATCATTGAAAATGCGAGGCTACTATGGCTAAGGCGGTACGACGAACAACTGTGGGAGCCACCTCAAGGGGCATAAAGCATGGTTATCGGTCTGGGCTAGAAGATCGTATCTCAGACCAACTAAAGAGCCTTAAAGTGCCGTTCAAGTATGAGGAGTTCAAGATCAAGTATGAGGTCAACGAGGTTAGAACCTACACACCTGACTTTGAACTCCCCAACGGTATCATCATAGAATCCAAGGGACGGTTCGTTGCGGCAGACAGAAAGAAGCATCTGTTAGTCAAAAAGCAACACCCTGAGCTTGATATTCGGTTTGTCTTCTCTAATTCTAGGGCGAAGATAAGCAAAGGCTCAAAGACTACGTTAGGCATGTGGTGCGATAAGCATGACTATCTGTATGCAGACAAGTTAATCCCAGAGGAATGGATAAAGGAAACATAATGGCAGGAAAGACAGTGGTAGTCTTCTCGTGCGCTCACGTTGATCCGACTGTGAGTAACGAGAGGTTTAACTGGTTAGGTGAGTTCTTGTATGACCTCAAGCCTGATTATGTCGTTGACTTGGGTGATGGCGCTGATATGCGGTCATTAAATACATTTGACACTCGTTACCCAGAGGCAATCGTCAGTCAGAGTTATGAGGCAGACATTGAGCACTACAACGATGCACAGGAGCGTATCCGTTGGAAGTTCAGACACCACCGACGAAAACGACCAGCTTACATAGGATTTGAGGGGAACCATGAGAACAGAATTAAGAAAGCTATTAAGCATGATCCTAGACTCGAAGGATCAAAGTACGGCATATCTTTCGGGCATCTCCAGACAAACAGGTGGTTCGATGAGTACCACGAGTATGAGAACTCAGCCCCAGCGATTGCTGATTACGATGGCATCTCGTATGCTCATTTCTTTAGTAGTGGTAACTTTGGGTCTGCTATGTCTGGTATGCACCATGCTAATGCACTACTGGCTCACAGGCATCATAGTTCTACTTGTGGTCATAGCCATAAACGTGATCTTAAGTTTAAGGACTCTTCACACCCTAACGGAGTTATCGGTCTTGTTGCGGGGTGCTACAAGGGGGCAGCAGAGGGCTGGGCAGGTCAAGCCAACAAAGAGTGGTGGTCTGGCATTGTAGTTAAACGGGAGGTAGAGGACGGTATGTACGACCCAGAGTTTGTTTCCCAGTCACGACTAAAGGCTATGTATGGGCAAACGTAGTGACTTCGACAGAGTACCGAGGGACTACTACCCGACACCAAGGTCAGCCGTTGAGCCTCTGATCCCGCACTTGCCCTACTCGTTTGATTACATAGAGCCTTGTGCGGGTGACGGGCGTTTGATAGGTCACCTAGAGGCACTTACGGACGGTCATGCTGAGTGTTTATTTGCCAGTGACATCGAACCAAGAGGGGACTACATTGCCGCTTGTGATGCCCTTGAAATAGATGTTATGGGTCTGGACATAGACTTCTGCATTACTAACCCGCCTTGGGATAGAAAGATACTGCACCCGTTTATCGAAAGATGGATGCAGATGTGTCCAACATGGCTACTCTTTGATGCCGACTGGATGCACACTAAACAATCAGCTATCTTGATGTCGTATTGCGTTAAGGTAGTTAGCATAGGTAGGGTCAAATGGATTGAGGGTAGCAAGAGCGTAGGTAAAGACAACTGCGCTTGGTATCTATTCGACCTAGCCAGAGACCCTGCTAAACAAACAGAGTTCTACGGGAGAACAATATGATTACGCAAGAAGACATTGATGCTTTCAGCATTGTTAACGTGACACCGATGGAGTATTCCTATTGGGTTGAAGGTAAGATCACAACAAAAGGTGAGACCCGTCTAGTGGAAAATGCGCTAGGTCTCGTAGGGGAAGCAGGGGAGGTAGCAGAGAAGGTAAAGAAATACCTCCGTGACGACACTAAGGTTAACCAGAAAGAGATCGTCAAAGAGTTAGGTGACGTTCTGTTCTATACGACAGCCTTGGCTAACTACTTCTACAGTAATCTGCCAGAGGTAATAGAGACTAACATGGATAAGTTAAATGATCGTGCCAAGCGTGGTGTGATTAAGGGATCAGGAGATAACCGATGAAGAAGAGATGGGTAAACAATATATTTGTCAGGTTCATGCGATACTGTGTGCTGTGGTCAGAGCATAGACAGGCAGTCAAGATACTTAACCGACTGTCCGATAGAGAGCTAAAGGACATTGGCATTAGCCGAGAAGACATTGACCGTATGGTCTGGCTAGAAGAAGATAAAACAATGCGAGGACGTGGCGAATGAGCAACCAACTACCAACAGACTACCAAGCCTTTATCCACAAGTCACGGTACGCTAAATACTTTGATAGTAAGGGTCGGGAGTCCTACGGCGAAACAGTAGCACGTTACATGGATAACATCGTGCGTCCTGTGGCTGGTGACAACACATACATTGACCAGCTAGAGCAAGCTATCCTATCGCTTGACGTTATGCCCTCCATGCGGTCTCTTATGACAGCGGGGCCAGCAGCCCTCCGTGACAATACTGCTATGTATAACTGTAGCTATCTGGCAGTTAAGAACATCAAGAGCTTTGACCAAGCTATGTTTATCTTGCTGTGTGGTACAGGAGTAGGCTTCTCAGTTGAGCGTCAGTACATCAACAAGCTACCAGAAATACCAGAACAGCTATTCAACAGCGACACAACCATTGTGGTTAAAGATAGCAAGGAAGGCTGGGCTAAGGCTCTACGTCAGCTTATTGCTTTGTTGTACAGCGGGGAGGTTCCCAAGTGGGATACATCTAAAGTTCGTCCAGCAGGGTCACGACTTAAGACTTTCGGTGGTCGTGCCTCTGGCCCAGCGCCTCTGATCGACTTGTTTAACTTTGTGATCCACACGTTCAAGAACGCTACAGGTCGTAAGCTATCGTCTATCGAATGTCACGACATCATGTGTAAGATCGGTGAAGTGGTAGTCGTAGGTGGTGTACGTCGGTCAGCTATGATCTCCCTGAGTAATCTCTCAGATGATCGTATGCGTCACGCTAAGTCAGGTGCATGGTGGGAGAACGATCCACAACGAGCTTTGGCTAACAACTCTGTGTCGTACACTGAGAAGCCCGACAGCATCTCTTTCATGCGTGAGTGGCAAGCCCTAGTAGAAAGCGGTAGTGGTGAGCGTGGTATCTTCAACCGTCAGGCAGCTAAGGTACAGGCAGCTAAGAACGGTCGGCGTGACAATTCGTTTGACTTTGGTACGAATCCATGTTCGGAGATAATTTTACGGGATTCGCAATTTTGTAATTTAACGGAGTGTGTTATCCGTGCTACCGACACTGTTGAAGACCTAGAACGCAAGGTCAAACTTGCTACCATCTTGGGTACGATCCAAAGTACCTACACTCACTTTCCGTACCTATCGAAGGAATGGAAGGACAACACAGAAGAAGAACGTCTGTTGGGGGTTAGCCTCACAGGTATTATGGACAACCAGCTAATGACACTCAAGAACGGTGGGTTAGCCAAAACATTGGAGCATCTCAAAAATGTTGCTGTTAATACAAACGCTGAGTGGGCTGAACTTCTTGGTATCCCTGTTGCTGCTGCTATCACTTGTGTCAAACCTAGTGGCACTGTCTCCCAACTTGTTGACTCTGCTAGTGGTATCCATGCTCGTCACTCACCTTACTACATTCGTACTGTGCGTGGCGACATCAAAGACCCGCTGACGAACTTCCTCAAGGATCGTGGTGTACCTAACGAACCCTGTGTGATGAAGCCAGATACAACTGTGGTGTTTAGCTTCCCACAGAAAGCGCCTGATGGAGCCGTATGTACCTCTGACATGACTGCAATCGAACAGTTGGAGACATGGTTGATGTATCAGCGACACTGGTGTGAGCATAAGCCCTCCGTGACAATTAACGTCCGATCTGACGAATGGTTTGAAGTGGGTGCGTTTGTGTATAAGCACTTTGATGAGATGTCTGGTGTGTCGTTCCTACCGTATAACGAACACACATACCAACAGGCTCCCTATCAAGAGTGTGGTAAATCTGAGTATGAGGAACTTAAGTCCCTTATGCCCGACAATCTAAACTGGGATGAACTCTCAGAGTACGAGAGCGAAGACAATACAGCAGGTAGCCAGACACTAGCTTGCTCTGGAGATAGCTGTGAGATCGTAGACCTAGTGTAACCAAAGCACCTGAGCAAGTGTCTAAACTGCTTACTAGGAGACACCCATGTACACCATCATTACCCGTGAACAATGCAACTTCTGTGATGCAGCCAAGGCTTTACTCAAAAACAGTAGCTATCCTTACACAGAGTACAACGTACACTCCCAAAGCTCAAGGTGGGTTTTAACTTTGATTAAGAAGGCTAATATGACCACAGTACCACAGATATTTACCCCTAGTGGAAATTATGTGGGCGGCTATACGGAACTAAAGGAACTACTGGAAAAGGAACACCGCTAATGGACGACTTCCCTGAGAAGCCCACTAGATCAAGACGAAAGACTAACTACAAGGGGGCCGACAAAAAGTCTACCTCTGGTCTTGTCGCTAAGACTACTAAGCAGAAGGCTCTGATAGAAGCCCTACAGGGGAATAAGCAGGTGTTTATCCTTGGCCCTGCTGGTACTGGTAAGACATATGTTACAGCAACGTATGCCTCTGACCTGTACATCACAAAGCAGATTGACAAGATCGTTATCACACGTCCTCATGTGGCTGTAGGTAAGGAGCTTGGGTTCTTGAAGGGAGACCTAAATGAGAAGACTATGCCTTGGGCTTTGCCTGTGTTGGATGTTCTGGAGAAACACCTTGGTAAGGGGACAGTGGAAACAGGGATCAAGAATGGCAACATTGAGATGGCACCTCTTGCACTCATGCGTGGGCGTAGCTTCGATAATGCCTTCATAATTGTCGATGAAACACAGAACATCACACTGCATGAACTTAAGATGGTTCTAACTCGTGTAGGAGAAGGTACGACAATCGTTCTCAATGGTGACGTTATGCAGAGTGACCTCAAGGAAGCTGATGGTCTATCGAAGGTGATCCACTTAGCTAAGAAGCATATGTTACCTGTGCCAGTGATTGAGTTTGGTGTTGAGGATATTGTACGATCAGGTATCACAGCAATGTGGGTTAAGACATTTATGGAGGAGGGTATCTAATGACGCTATTTGAGGGATTGATGCTGGGTAACAGCTTAGTTCTACTCTGGGTGACTTATACTATGGGTAAACTAAAGATCGACATAGAGACGTTATACCAAGGTCTAGCGGCAGTTATGGGAGACCTAGATTAGAATCAGAAAAGCCGTAGGCGTCCTTGAGTGGATACCTACGGCTTTTTTGTGTCTTGTATTTAGGTTTACTTACCGAAGAACTTCGATACCGACCTTATTCCTATGCTGGCACTCACGATACCTCCAAGGGAATATTGATACCACTTTGGCATACCCTCAAGTGAAGCAAACCCAGCTTGTACTATCGCATTACCCCAGTCCCCACAGAAGGCTAGTATCAGGGGAATAGAGAACAGTAGGGTAATCCATTCGTCTTTCCATGAGTTCTGTGTCGCACGGATAGCTTCGATGTCCCAGTCGATCTCACCTGTCAGTTGTTTCTTCTTTATCTCAGCTTCTGTTAACTTAAGCTGTGTCTTACTGTCGATGATACTAGCAGCTAGTCCACCGATGGAACTTATGATTTGACCTATCATTTGCTATACTTCTCCTCGTGTACAACCTTAGTGGGTGTAACTGTAGTCTTAGACTCCTTGCCCATCCATATGCCGAAGCACCCCGTAAGAGCGCCCATACAGACCGATACAAGCCCACTCTGGGCTACGCTAGGGTCAGGTAACGACATGAACCAATGTACAGCTTGATACGTCAGTACAGTGACTGCCAGCATCATTAGCCTTGGTAGAACCTTCCAATCGTCAAGTACCGTCTCTGCCATTACCATTTCCCTTGTTTTACACCTAAGAAGTACATAGCTAGTATTAAAGCCCCAGCACCTGCTAATAATACTGCAATACCTACAGCCCAGTTAATACAGTTGTCTATGAACTCTTGCTTCTTATAGACTAGCTCACGTTGTTCCTTACGTTGTTGTGCTTCTATTCGTACTATCTCTTCCCAAGCACTAGGGCCATACGTCCAAGAGATGTGTGCCCTAAGCTCCTCTCGCATTTCCTTTAGCTTCTGCTTTTGTGACCATATCTCCAGTGCGTTAGATTGGTTGTCACTAAACATCTTGTACATAGGAGGGTTCTTAGCTTTGTCCTCCAAGAAGTCTAGGTCACTAACAGCCTTAGACCATTGAGAGACTGCGCCAGTCATAGCACTAATCTCACGACCTACGGATACAGCTTTCTTGATCCCGTTGTAGGCTGTAGTAGCCGCTGCCATAGCTGTAAAAGGATCAATCATCTTACTTACTTCGCTCTGACATCTTCTCTACAGCAGAACGAATGGCTTTGATGTTCTCATCAATTCTAGCCATAGATACAGCTTGGTTTTGAACAGAGGTCTCAAGACGACCAACTCTCATTTGAGTTTCTGTGATGGCTTTACGGTTACTCTCAATGTCAGACATCATCATAGATACAGTCCACACTATCGCTGCACCCTGAGTAATTAAGCCTACAATAAGTCCAAATGGAACACTCTTGGACAAATGCCAGTTATCACTTTTGTCCATCAGTATTACTCCACTATTTCAAAATGAGGGCCATCAATGAATGGTCGTCTACCTTGGCTACGGCGAAGGTCTATGTATTCGTTCATAAGGTCTTCGGCAGTACCATCCCATTCGTTAAGGGTCTTGTGCCAAGCAGCCCCCCAGCGAACATTAACCTCAAGTTCGATAGCAGCCTTACGGATAGCATCAGCAATCTCATCGTAAAGGTTTAGTTCCCAACGACCACCATCTATGTATGCCATAAGGTCTACAGCTAAACCCTCAAGGTGCTTAGATTTCATCGTCTGTGATGCACCCTTGGCTACTAGGGCTTCTTGTTCTTTGACCGTGCGGAGACCACAGATCACGCTAAAGTCCTGTTCAGAGATAGTGATGGCTTTCTCTACTACAGCAACCATACGGGGGTCTACCCCAAGTAGTCTGTCTTTACTACGTTTGCCTAATTGATAAGTCATTCGGTGGTCTCCCCTTAAGGTGCTACAGGCCAGTCATCATCAGCCAAGTTAGGCCATGCGTCCAAATCACTAATACCCCTTAGCTCCTGACGATAGGTAGCCCAAGCTGTCTTAACTTCATTGCTCAAGGGACTGTCGTTCATCTGCGTCCAGTCACTGTCATCCAGTAGCTTGTTACGAGTTGTGCGATGGGTCTCAGCAGCTTTAGCGTCAAGGGTATCCTGATACGCAGCCTCATGTTCAGCTTTAGTAGTTGTAGTCTCTACACCATCTTCGTCTGTCTCTGTAGTGTCAGCAAACATGTCTACTGCTGTGTAGTCAATCATCCAGTAGCCAGCGATGATGTCTTCACCAACCATGTCTGGCATAGGTGCATCATCTTCTGTGTACTGACCAATGACAGGACGTGTGGGTAGAGCGTTGCGCTGTACTGTCTGGTAAGCTGTA